GCGTTGCGCCAACCGTGCCGCTAAATCAAAGGTCGGCACGCCTTTATATTCCACCGTTTTGCTAATCACCCCATGCATTTGCACCGCAGCGATATTATTGGCAATCGCCTGGTCTTCACGGTTGGTGACCGGCTCTCGGTATTTGACGATGATTTGATTTGCCTGCTTATCGGTTGCGGCGCTGTCATCATCAAGCACCGCAACAATCCCGTTGTCATAGCTAAACAGCGGTAAATCCGCTACATTGTAGTCTTGGCGAATCAATTTAATCGCCTGCTTGCCGGTCTCCACATTGTCGTATTGCGCCGCCCCGATATGGTCAACGATTTGCTTAATAAACTCTTTAATGGAGGTTTGCCGGTTGTAGCGGATACAGAGGCCGAATCCCTCATCGAAAAGCGTATCTGCCGCTTTTCTATAGCTGTCTAAATCAAGCTCGGATAACTCTTTTTTACCACCCCAGCTTTTATTAGTGGCGCATTCAACCAGGATATGTGCCGGGTTCATCGCGTGGATTTGACGTACATTTTCTTCTTGTTCGGTTGTTAACCCTTTAATTTTAAGATTGTCATTGCGCAGCAGGATTTTGGCTTTTTCCGGGTACCATACTACGCCATTGTGCCAGCCTTTGTGGGCGCGGCGCACCCGGTAGCTGTGTTTTTTCGGATAAGCGTTATAGCAGCTGATAAGCCCCGAAAACACGGTAGTGACAATGCCGCGAAAGCCCGGGATAGTCTCATCTGTTGCCACACTGCCGGGGCTGACATTGCCCGGTCGGAAAAATTTATTGTGCTGCCCGTCTTTTTTAAAGCGTTTGCGCCTGCTTTGATTATTTGCCGCCGACGGGTTATACACCCCTTTAAGCAGATTAATCAGCATTTGGGTCGGTTTTTGGTCCGGCTCGCCCATCAGGATTTCCATCCGCCCCTGGACGCCTCCCTCACCGCCGGTGTTATCGCCGCCGAATAAGTTGGGTTTATCAACATAAATCGCTTGTGAGTGGGTAAGCTCGCCCGGCTTGCCGACGTATGCGGTTTTATCATCGACCCGCAGCTCTACAATCTCATCTACCGGACCGCGTCCCAGCCCACTTTGAATATCCCAATAGTAACGATAACCAACAGTCACCGACTTGCCTTTTTTACCACCCATTATTTATCTCCTTTGCGGGCCTCTAAGGCCGCAGCAACACATTTGCGGGCAAATACACTGCCGGTGTTTAAAAGTATCTCTGAATCAATGCCATGTTGTAAAAAATCGGCATAATCTAACCCTTCGCGCAGAAAAAACGCCTCTACACCGGAAGGGCAAAAATCCACCCGGCGCATATCCTGCATTGTGATAGTAATGCTATCCATAAATTAACCCTTTTTAATCTCGGACGTGCGGTAGTTGCCGTAAGCCAGCACTTGCCAATCCTCGGTCCAGCAATCGCCGAAAAAAACACATTGCGGCGTACCCTCGTCAATTTGCGGAAAATTGAAATCCTTGGCGCTTGCTGCCTCCGGTCCGTTACTGCCGCGCTTACCGAACGCCCGATTGATGTAATAACTGGCAACAGCATAGGCGACGATTTTAACGATTGCCCAAGCAATTGATGCAAACATAATAAATCCTCCTAAAACACGCGTGAACCGTCATACGGCGATTTGGTTGGCATGTGCGGAATACCGCCGAAATTAAGCATATTGTTAAATTTTTTAAGACAGGTTTGCGCCCGTCCGTCACAGCCCGGATAGACTTTAATCACGGTGCCGATTGCAAGCTTTTGTGTGCCGCCCATTAATGTCAGCTTGTTATTTTGATGCACGGTCACTGCGCGCACCTCGCGCACACCATCATCCTGCCACTCAATAAAACCCGCATTAAACCAGCCTTGCGGCAGGTTTGCCGGCAGATTTACGGTGATGGACGCCCCGTCCATCGCACTAATTGTAAGCCCCGCCACCACAAAGTTGCCGGGCTTGACTTTGCAATCGGTATCATAAAGCGTATACGGACAATTACGTCCCCAGGTCAAGCGCAAACCTGCACTTTCCATTGTTTCAGAAAGCCCGGCGGAAACTAATTGCGTAGTCTCAATACTCGGGCGGTTAGCCTCTACAATCGTGCCCACCCAGACAATCCGAATCTCGGAATCACCCCAGTTTAGCCGCATGATAGTGAGCTTGACCGTTTGACTGGGTGGTAGTCCGCGATACAACCGCGCCACCGGGTTATTGCTCGGCATTTTGATTGTAATTTTGCCATCAGCATTGCCGTCGCGTTGGTCGGTGATGGCGGTAGCAAGCCACTGCTGACCGTTAATCTCCAAATCTTTGTCGGCATTGCAAAAGCGCCAGATTTTCTCGTTATCACCACGCACGAATTGATATAAATCAACCGGCTGACCCTCGGCGATGGAGTGTGTTTTATCCAAATAACTCATGTTTAAATCCTGTTTAAATCTGGTTTAAATGCGGTTTAAAGTGCAGTTAAATTTAACGCCACCTTTATGGCTCAAGCTCATCACGCACACCGCGCAAGCTCACTGTGACGGTTGCGGCGCCGTCCGCGTCGGTATGATGCACCCAGCTTACGGTGTCGCTCTCCAAGCGGGACAGCGTCAAAAATGAAATCTTTAGAATCTTATTTTGTTTGATGTTGATAGTGTCGCCGTCAAATGACAAACGTTCAGTGGTTGAATCAACCACAGCTGATGACACAATGCGCCGATAAAAAATCCGATTGCCGCTGCACTCAATGCGTACATCCTGCCGCCCGGTTTGCTTTTGCAGGGCGCCGGTGTAATTGATGTAAGCAATATCTAAGCTCTTGCCCAAGATGTCGCCTGTCGGCGTCACATCAGTGCTTGATGTTGCGACCCAAATCGACCGCTGACGCCCGCGCAAGAAATAAAACAGGTTGCGCAGCTTGCGTTGCTCTTCCCGTCCGGTCGCGATAAAGCGGTGGGCGGTGATTTGCATCGCGCGCTTGGCGGTGTCTAAGTAGTGCGGTAAGCCCGTTTTGTTATCCAGTGTTTTAATTAGTCTGGCATATTGCGCCGTGATGTCTTCCGACCAGTCGGAGGTCGGCTCTAATACGCGGTGATTACGATAAGTCGGCAGGTGGCTTACATCATCAGACCAGCCGTTGTGCTCATGCAGTTGCAAGCGGATTTGTGCAGTTGACACCCCATCACTTAAGCGGCGGACTTGCGGCATATCGGTAAGCACCGCCGAGCGCAGTGGATAAACGGTGGTTAAAGTGCGGTCATAATTGCCGACAACGGGACGTTTTAGCTTGATTTTATTGGGTTCAACCGCACTAATCTCGACCATTTCTTTGTTTTTTCCCGTCATCAAAATAGCACGGCCACCGACAGCAAAATCATAGCCTGCGGTGTTAATAGCAAGCTCTGTAGCACCCTGTTGCAAATTTTGCAACAACTGAGCGCTATCGGTAAAAATCGGCATCGACCACACGCGCGAGCCATAACCATACAGCGCCGCTTCAAATTGCTGGCGTTCGACGTCAGAAAAGCTCACTTTAAACTCAAACGTACGGCGCGGCGACAAGCGGCGGGCAATGCGCTGCTCTGCCGCCGTCACAGATTGATGCACAGAGGTCAGCCACTCCAGATTTTCGGTCACCTCTTGTGACCAATCAGGCATGAATGCCCAATCGGTTGACCGCGAGCCTATAATGCGCAGGGTAACCGCACTTTTACCCAAAAATTAAAGGTAACAACGCAATCAATGGTGGGCGCGCCCTGCATGCCGACGTTAACCGTCCATTTTTTAAGTGCCAGCGGGTTAAATATGCCTGATGTCGACCCCTCTAACTTAATCCCCTCACCACCCACAACAGACACCGATAAAAGCTTGACCGCGCTGCGGTTGGCGTTCCACACTTGCACACCAAAGCTCTGCTCGGTTGAGATTGCACCCAGATTTACCGTATGGGGAATAACCAGGATGCGCCGATATAAATCAAGGTAAAAATTGGGTGTGATATAACCGCCCGATTGGCGCGTAACATCCGCTTCTTGATTGCCGATAAAATGCGCGTTATAGACTTTAAACGGAGTTTTAATCCGCCATTTATCACTGCGGTAAGTGACCAGCCCGGTCTTAAATAATGCCGTACCGGCGTTAAGCTTAGTTAAAAAATAACCCTGATGCGCTGCCATCACTTACTCCACAAGCCGATAGGCGACACCGTGGCGTCCACTGG